ATTTCTTTTTTAACGTTTTTGGCTCTACGTTTAACTTCTTTAGCTGTTTTTTTAATATCCTCAACACCTTCTTTAAGGTCATCATGGATTTCTTCAGCTGTAATTTTAGCGTCTTTTAGATCAATATCTCCATCTCCATCTTGGTCTTTCAAGGACAAAGCATACCAAACAATAATTCCTATAAACGCAACAATTAGGATAACACCTACAATACTTAAAAAATTCATTTTCTTTTAATTTTTAATTGATTTATTATAAATATGAAAAAACTAACTTAAGTTATATTTTTGTTTATACTTGTCAATATATGATTTTCCTACTGCTAACTCAAGTATTTCTGCTTTTTCGGGCACACCTGGTAGTTTTTTAGCACTAATAATATAATCAATATTTTTTCTAAATACCTTTATTTTAGTTTTAGCATTTGAACGATTTGATGTTTTAAATACCATTACAACAGGAGACTTACCATACATTCTTTGATCTATATCTGGTTTTGGTTGTCTATATCCTTTAGTTGGTATATGTTCAATTGAATATGGGCCTTTAGTTGATTTAGATCTATCAAATTTAATTATTGATTTTGAACCATCATAATCAGTAGTATCTAATGTCCACTTATCTAATCTTTCTATACTTTCACTTGGTCTACCTCTACTCATTTTCTTTTCTCATTTGTTTTACATGCTTACAATTACCTCCACTTCTCCACATTCCAGGACAATCACACCAGAACTTACCTGAATCGGGGTAATATGTTGTGGTATAAGTTTTATCACTAGATGAACTAGCAGAAGTAATTACAATAGGTTCTTGTTTAACTGCAACTTTAGGTTTAGGTTTAACCCATTCTATATCATCAAGTGTAGTACCCTCCATTACCTCTTTCCACTTGGGCATTAAATATGTTTTACCCTCATGTTTCCAAATCATAGGTGGATAAATAGGGTGAGTATGCTTATACTTAAATCTCCTTGCAATTTGGGGTGAACCAAATTTAGGACTAGTATTTAAACTACCTTCAGTATAAACAATCCTAGTACGCATCATCCCATGCTTATTAGGTGCTGAAAATTCCCAAAGTGCCATATTAATACTTGTATTCGTTTATATCAACCCACTCATCAATTTCATTTTCATAAACCATATCATCTATAATGGGGTAAGCACTATCATTACCTTCAGTTAGAACAGTAATACCATCACTTTCAACAACATATTTGTTCATACCATTATATGAAATTAATTTGGCTTTAGTTTTAACAAGTTCACCATTTGGTGCTAAACCATCAACCATAAACTCATCACCTACTTTAAAATCACTTACTTTTTGACTCATAACCTTTATTATTTTAATTATTTACTCTGTAAATATACGAAAGATAATTAGGGAAACCAAATAAATTAATGGTTTTCTTTTACTAGTTTTTGGATTAATTGCTCAGCTTTAATCCAAAATCCTTTATTATTATCTAGCATACCACATAAATCATCCCATCCAATACATTTAACATTATTTAAAAAGAATTCATCATTAGTATAATGATGTAAAGACTTACCTGTGGTAATAACAAAGTATTTAGTAGTTTCCTTACTATTAGGAGCATGAGGACTAATTCTGTATTTTAATGTTGCTTCCTTAATCATATTACCTAAGTGATCAGCATTAGCAGTAAGTAAACGTTCACTATCCCTTTTATATTTAATTTGGACTACCGATTGTTCACCATCCCAGTTTTTGCAAATAGCATCTACCCCATTATCATATTCTTCTTGAGGTTGGTATTCATATATCCCACCCCATTCTTTAATTGGACCTAAAATTTCAAACATTAGTTCTACAAAAAACTCAAATGCATCCCCTACATAATTTAAACGTGGGTATTTATTTTCATTTAAAGTAGATTGTGCCTCCATTTTAGATTTCCAACCATTACGACCTGAAAATCGAGTTGTTCCCTCAAATAGTTCTAATAAATTGTGGGCATTATATTGAAATGAATGTGTCATAACCTTTATTATTTTTTTAATCTATATTGACCTTTTTCTGTTTTATATAAATTATTTAATATTTTTTTATCTGTAACCCACCCACAAGTATGTGGATTTAAACCCCTACTTACCCTACTAGCATTTCCTTCATCTACATGAGGGTATTCTTTTTTTAAATGTCGTGCAAAACCAAAAAAAGGTTCATATTCAGGATGGTACCACCATCTTTCTATTTCTGGATCTAGACTAGGTCTTTTTTCTCCTATTTCATTTAAATTTATAGGTTTTTTATTAATTAGTTTCTGGTGTATTTCCTCATATCTGTTTTTTACTAATCCTGGATTAACAGGTTGTTTAATATGGGTGTAAATAGGATTTGATAATATTTCTTTAATAGGATTTAGGTATTGATTTGATATGTGTAAATCTATTATATCATAAACTTTACTTAATGATTCTAATTGTTGTTTTACACTACTACTCCATTCTTTTAACTCTAAATCAGATAAAGAATTAGTAGACTTTAAACGAGAACCTTTAGCTAAACTAATTTCATATGGTTCTATTATAGAAGTAGGATAAATTATACCATACTTTGTAGATAAAATAGCATAATCATCATAATATTCTTTAATAAATTTAATTTGAGATCTAAATTGAAAAGATACAGAATACATCTCTTCAGATGTACATTTATATTTTTTCTTTTTAGATTTACAATTAATTATAGCTAAACGTTTTTTCATATATAATTTCAACATCTAAATTTAAAATGTCTTTAATTTCTTTAATAAATCCTTTAATTTTAGAGCTAGACCCTACTCCACCAAATGAAGTATCAAAAGAATGGTTATTATCAACTACTTTATAGGCATTTCCTACAACCTCTCCAATATTTTTTTTATAAAGAAACTTACTATAACTTTTTAGTTTTTGAATATTTTTTGTTCCTATACTAATAACTAAATTTTGGACTTTTTCTCTATCTGTTTCTCCTTCAATTTGCTCACCTTGATATTTTATATAAAATTTATTTTTTATTTTTGTAGGATACACTATTTGGTAAAGCATACTAAGATATAATTCACTTTTTAAATTTTGGGGATTGAGCATTGTAGCTAAATTATACTCTTTATCTAATTGTTCTAAATGTATTTCTAAACGATCTAGAATTGGAGTATTATTCTTATTTAGCATTTTTAATTCTAATTCTTTTTCTATATTCTTCTCAAATTCATTTAGATTCATAACCTTTATTTAAAGTGTAAATATACGAAATAAATATTAAAGTACCAAATTCTCTTCAATAATCTTTCCATTTAATTTTTCCCCCCATGTCAAATTAGCAATACGTTCTTGTTCAATCTGGTGGTTATACTCTTCAACTATTTCACCAACTACTCCTCTAATACTATCTTCTGGTACAATAGGATCTTTATCATCATCTCCATCTCCATTACCTCTATCATTGGGCTCAATATCTTCAGCAGGGTTAAAACCAAAATCACGAAGTTCGGCAACTAAGTGTTCAAGATTTGCTAATTTATCTGTGTCTTCAGTTTTAATTGCTGGGATAATAATCCAAGCATAAGGTTTGTTCATTTTATCTAAATCATTTGGAGTAATAACACCTTTATTCATTAAATCTCTATCATAACGATTTAAACGAGCAACACGACCAAAAGTTTGGATAAATTTAGATTTCTTTTGATCTCTTAAAAATAAAACACCTGTTAAACCCGGAACATCTATACCTTCTGTTAAAATATCATAATGGATAACAATTAATTCTTGATTTGGGTTAGCACCATCAATTTGTAATTGCTTAAGAAACTCTCTACGAGCAACCCTTTTACCATTAATATAATTGTTTACTTCTTGATCTGAAGCAACAGCAAAAAACTTACCTCCATCATTAATAAAGTCTAAAATTTCATCAGACCCAATTAATCTTTTCATATCATTTAATCCAGAAGCAGCAATTAACATTTTTGCTTTTAAACCATTTTTAAGTAATTTACTATGCTCATTAAATGAATTTATAACTAATCTACCTAGGTTTTTATCTAAATCATTTTGAGTCATAACTCTATCTTCATTAGTAGAAACAATATGAACTCTAGGACGAACAATTTTTCCTTTTTGAATAGCTTCCCAAGGAGTCATTGTATAAATTTTCTCACCATAAAATTCTACATTATTCATTCCTAATCCCTCATCAGATGGGGTTTCTTTAGTAGTAGCTGTGAAAAAATATTTACGTTCTGTTTCCATCTGATTAAAATCAGTATTAAAACGTTCTTGAACCAAATAATGAGCTTCATCATTTAGAATTATATTAATTTTTTCTTTACCTCTACCTTGTTCAATTCTAATAGCTGAATTATAAGTGCTAAAGAAAATTAGTGGTTGTTTAGCTTTCTTTGCTTTACTAATCATTTGATTTACAGCAATAGGGGAAGTTGTAGAATCAATTTGTGAATAATCAAATTCAGAATATTGAGAACGATATTGGTCTAAATCTTTTTGTTCCATTCTGCCGGAATGGACTGCCATATAACGAGCATCAATATTATTATTAATATTAAATTTGAATACTTCTTCTAATAGTTGATAAGAAAGCATAATACGAGGAGCATTAACAACATATATTCTAAATCCGGGATTGTTTTTAATATCCTCAGCAATAATACCAGCTTGAACAAAAGTTTTACCTGTTCCTGTGGGCATTACTACTATACCTTTACTATGATTATTTGTAGCTTCGGCAGCTTCTATTTGGTAATCATAAAAACCATATTTTTTAAATTGAGATATAACCATTATTTTTTTTTACTATTTATGCCATAAATATACGAAAGAAGGGTTGGAACTCCAACCCTTTTTATGTTTTTCTTTTCTGTAGTATCGCTTCTTATTCCTATGAGGTGTGGGAAGCTTCATAGCATCTTGCCATTCTTCTCTAGTCAGTACTATTTGTTTTAATTTAGCATTCGTTTTTGATTTCATGGGTATTATTCATATCTAGAGATAAGGCATAGCATAGATTTTCCAATTCACCTTCGTTAGCTATTAAGATTAAATCTTCATTAGTTAAATGGTTGAACATTTGAACTGGACCTATCTTCATTTTATTTGCCTTGACCTCTATACCGTTTGACATAATTTCTACTACTTTTTAGTTTTGATGATTTAGACTTAGAATGTATTCCAGGTCTTTTTTTTCTAGGTTTACCAACATAATTACCTACAACTAATTTAGCCATAATCTATTTTTTATAATAAATATTATATGGTTATTTTATAGTTGCTAAATAATTGCAGATAATCAACTAAATCTGTACCTAAACCATCTCTAAATCGTTCACCACGTCTTAGCCATTTTTTTACATTACCTGGACCTGCTAAATGGGCAGCAGCTAATAATCCTGATTCTGTAATATACACTCCATGGATTGAGGTTCCACTATATTTTCTAATTTCTCTTCTAAGAATGTGTTGGTTAGATTTAAGTAGTTTCATCATTGCTTCTTCTTGTATTTTAGGACTACTAAGAAATTGTTCATTTGTAACACTTTCATATCCTAAATTATCTAAAGTAGCGCGTCCAAACTGATATTTACCCATGTATCCCCAATTATTTACGACGTCATATCGATTTGAAGATTCACGGTAAGCTATAGCTGATAGAAATAGATTAGTAGCATTTATAATTTTTATATCTTCAACTAGGGGTTTATTTACTTCTATACTAATGTTCTTTTCTTCTAGATTATTTACAGATTCTACAGGCACCCTAAACATGGGTGAAGCAGCAAATGCAGATAAAATAGAAATAAAAGAGGTAAGCAAAACTAATTCGCTTGTCTTTTTCATAATTAAAAGTTTTTAAGGAAGTCGCCTTTAACAGGCTTTGATTTAAGCTGTTGAGCTTTTTCATCTTTATCTAAAGTTTTAGATGCTAGTTTATCTAAGTGTTTAGACTTGATGAGTTCGTAGTCAGTTATAATTCGAGTATGTTTCTTACTTCGTTTCATCTAAATTCTAGAGATATACTGGTTAACATCGTCATCATCATCTCCCAATCCTAATTCTTTTAGGCGTTCCAGATGATAATCATCGACTTCCCAATCTATTTTCTCACTAGTCCCAAAATGCTCTCTTGTAGACTCTATTTGTTTAACATCTTTATCATTAAAGATATCACCCACGGTGAGGAAATAATGATTGTAACACAGTAACTCTATGTTTTCAAGGAGGAAGTTTGATTTGTTTCCATCCTTGAAATGCAACAATAGGGGCATTTTATAATCTAAGACCCTACGTTCTTTGAAACCACACATTGAGCATTGCTCGGATAAATATCCCTCTTCTATTAAACGATACTTAATTTTTGCAGGTTTGAAATGTGCCGCTGAAACTTTACCCTCAATAATGTCCATCAAAGCCGGTTTTTTACCGCGTCCTTTGAGGAATTTGGGTATACCCCTCCCACTTTGGTTTGTATGGCTGTCAAAAATACCATACATTTTTGCATATCGTTTGTAATGTTGATATGAAACGTGCAAATATCTTGCAGCTGCGGCATTAGATCTCGTTTGAGACTGAGCTGCTTCTATTTGTTGTTTAGAAAGCGGTTTAGGTTTAGGCAAAACTTTTATTCTTCTGTTGAATCATTATTAATAATTCTGAAAGGTCCCTGGAGGTTTCTTTCATCTTCATCATAATTTTGTACTTCAGGTGTAGTAGAATTTTGCTTATTTGAATTAAGAATATCATTCTGTTCAGTATGTTTTAGATAATCATCTTCTTCCATTATAACTACATCTGTCCAAGTGTGGTCTCCACTACCAAATTGAACTGGTATTCCTCGTTTTGTTCCCACTGTGGAACATTCTACACAAAAATCATACCCATATTGGGTAAATCTAAGCTCGGGCATATCAGCCCCACATTTAGAACACGGAATCATTTTCACTGTTGTTGGGTTTTGGATTGTCAAACACATAAATATATAACCTTTTAAAATTTATATGTAAATATACGACAGGTTTTTAGGGGATCCTACTATTTTTTCCAAAAGGAATAAATACCCTTTTCTAATTCATATGAGGGCCATATAAATCTTTCACGCATAGGTTGATTTTGAGCCCATTTCCACATTTCAGTTAAACCTTCTTTTAAATCAGTTTTATGTTCAAATCCTAATAAATCGATTGATTTTTGGAATGTAGGTATTGAATGTTTAACTTCATGTCTGGCTTCTAAGTATTTTACTTCACCTTCACCTATTACATCTTGTAAAGTTTGAGCTGCTTCATTTATTGAAATTTCTCTAATACCACCTAAGTTAATTATTTCTTTACTTGCTTCAGGTCTAATTGCAGCATTCCATAATGGTTCTAATGAATCATCTATATAACTAAATGCTCTGGTTTGATCACCATCACCAAATATAGTCATATCCATTCCATTTAAATGTTGGAACATCCAAATTCCTAATACATTTCTATACTTGTCCCAAATATTTTGTTTAATACCATAGACATTATGTGGTCTGATAATACACCAATCTAACCCATGTTGTTCACCTGCGATTTGGATATCCATTTCACAAGCATATTTTGCAACTCCATAAGGATCAATTGGTGATTGTTGTTGATTTTCATCAAAAATACCACCATAACCATGGCCATATACTGCTAATGTAGACGTAAATACCAATCGTTTAACGTCGTTTTTAATACACTCATTAACCAGGCGTGCAGTTGATTTTAAGTTATTATCATAATTGTAAGTACGAATAAATGGAGATAATCCTTCAGCAGCATAAGCAGCAAAATGAAATACATAATCTATGTCATGTGCTTCAAATATATTTTCAATAGGATGTTCTATTAAATTCATTTGCCAAAATTTTACTTTTGGATTAACGTTTTCTTTAAAACCTCCACTTAAATCATCAACTCCAACTACTGTAGTATCTGGTTGTGTTTCAATTATCCAATCAGCTAAACGACTACCTAATAGCCCGGCTACACCTGTTATTAATACTGTTTTACTCATATTTTATACCTTTAATTATTTGGTTATTTTTAGGGTTATGTGAATTATTTTCAAATAATTGAGGACTAATCCCCCATTTATACATAAATACTTCAGCAGCAGGTTGTTCACTTGCTTTAAATTTTATTTGATCACCATCAGTTCTATTTTTAGTAGCAGCACTACCAAAGTGATAAAAATGTCCTTTGTGTGTTCTAGACATTCCTATATTGTTTAAATCTAGTTTTAGGAAAAAATCCCAGTCACAGATAAAAGGGGATTGGTACATGGTATCAAATCCACCTACAATCATATATTGTTTTTTATATATTGCAAACGGAAATATACCCCCATCTGTGGTTAATTTATCTTGTCTTAATGTTTTTTCGTATTTAATAAAACCATCATAGTCAAATTGTTCAGGTGTTTTACCTAAATCTTTAACTGGAAAATTAAATATACCTGGGCCTGTAGGTTCAATTTGGTTAATAGTTAATACAGAACGTTCTTTAACCTCACTAGCTATAGTATCCCATTCAGGGCATAATACATTATCATCATTAATAATAAGTATTTTTTCATTACTAGAGTTAAATACCCCTAAATTAAGAGCAGTTTGCATACCTCTATTTTCATCTAAAGGTAATACTTTAATTTTATCTTTATATTTATCTAGTATTGTCTGACTTTCATCTACATAACCATCAACTACAACTATAATTTCATTATCAGTAGTTTGACCCTCAATAGCTGATTTAAGACAAATATCTAGATAACTAGGATTTCTATATGTAGGAATAATTAAACTAATCATAATGTATCGTAATAAGAGTTTTGTTTTTCTTGACGTTTAATATCTTTTGGATGTTTAAGGCTAAATTCTGGTTCTTGGGGTAAGGTTGAATAAGTTTTAAATCCTTCTAATCTTTCATGAACCTTATTAACCCATTTAATTTCAGGTTTATTTTTCCAAATACGCCATTGATAATCAGGCCAGTTAACCCATCCATTTTCATTTACATTCCATCTCCATTTAGTAATGTGCTCTTGGGTTAAACCTGTCACTGTATTTATTCTAGGAACTAAATAAACTTCATTATCTGGGTTGCTTTCTAATATCTCGGGGAGACAGTTAATTAGATACCAATTAGGTATTTCATCTGCATCTATTTGGAAAATATAATCACCTGAACATAATGTAGTTAGGTAATTTTTCCAATCAGCAAAATGCCCTTTGAAATTACTCTTAATCCAATTAAATTCATTATTAACTGATTCTGTTCTTAAATATTCTTCTACCTTATCTGTTCCACCTTGAACATCAAATAAAATAGTAATTTCGTCTTCATCTCTTTTATTTTCTAAAAGAAAAGGTAATAGCTTTTGTATCTCTACAAATTCATTACAGACTGTTATAGCGTAACTTATTTTCATATCTTACTCCAATCAGTTAAGGGTGATAGCCAAGCTGTTTCTCCATGTGTAGAATATCCTGGTATAGGGGTTACTAATAATTTATTTTTAGATCTTAAATCTAGAAACATTTGGAAATCATTTGGGTGAGTACTACTAGTATACTCTCTAAGAACTGATTCGTTTTCTTTTAATGTTTTTACTTTAGCAGCAAATGTCATTGTAGTACTATTTGTTATTTTCCAATGTACAGAGTTCGTTAAATATACCCTAGTATCTTCAGCTCCACCTTGACAATATGGATTACCACCTTTTTCAGGAGGTAAATACTTATCAGGATGGTCATATAAAGATACGAAAGAAGCTCCTAAATCAAAACCTTCTTTTAAAACCTCTTGACTATTTGGTTTATGTAAATAATCATTTTCAATAAAATAAATGATTTCATCATCATCCATTGTTAATGCTTTGTCTAATGCAAGGTTAAAAGTACCAGCACCATGACCAACAGATACTTTCATGATATTAGAAGATTTAACATACTTACATATCATTAAGTAAGTTTCCTCAGATACATTATCTGCTATAACGATAAAGTTATTACTATCAAAATGCTTAACAGCATTAGCTAAACATACTTCGTTATTAATATAATCAGGTTTTACTTTATTATAACCTGCGTCTGATATTCTATAAATTATTACCATGCTCTTGTTATTTCATTCCATTGAGGTAACCATCGTTTTTTTTCAAATCGAAGTGGGTTCATACTATTAGTTCCTGGGAAACTGTTTATATGTACTCCTGATTTCCAGGAAGCATATTGAACACTAATTTGATCTCTAATACTATTAGTTTGGATTTCATTCCACCATATATTATTAAAATCAATTACTTTAGATGTATTACGTCTTAATAAACATCCAGTTTCCCATAATTGAGTTGGTGCTAAACCTTCACTTAAATACTTATCAATCCCCCTTTGAACATTTTCTTTAGTATCCATCCTATATCCTAAAATAGCATTTGCTTCTTCCCACCAATTATTTCTTTCAGGATGAGGCATAGCACAAATATCAAACCTAGCTAAATGTTTTTCAACTAATATATTAGGGTCAACATTAATTTTCATACTAGCATCTATCCAAAGCCAATAATCACTATCTGGGTGGTAGATATGGGGTTGGGTTTTAACTTGGCGCGCCGCCATTCTAAGACCCATATTTTCAATTTTAACTTCTTTTACATTCCAAATAGTATCTTGTGCCTTATTAGGTTTGTTAGTATACATAACGTATTCAACATTATCATAAGGATTTTGATCGACAATTCTATCTATTTGTCTTTCATTACCAAAAAAGGCAGCGTTAATTACTGTAATCATCTATATAGGTCTCTTGCTTGTTCCCAAGCTTTAAATTTATAATGTTTAATCCAACATTCATTAATTAAATAAAAGCTAATTTTATTATTTGAAATCAACGAAAAATATCCTTCTTGTCCACCCCATTTTCCATCTCTTCCATCCATAGCATGACTTAAAGGAAAAAATTCGTTTTGTTTAAATCTAAAAGTTTCATATACTTCTTTAGTAAGAGCAAAACTAAACCCATTTGGTACTTCAAACATACTCCCAGGAGATACTCTTAATTTTCTTATTCCTTCTTTAGGACCTGGACTATTATTAGGGGCATCTACTCCTCCTTCATTGGATAAAGGACCATATATCCCAAATGGAAAATCAGGTGTTAAAGTTATATGTTTAATAAATGTATTAATAGAAGAATTTAACTCCAAATCATCATTAAAATTCCAAATAATATCACATCCATCATTATAAGCTGTATCTATTCCTAAATTCCAAGCACCGGTTAGTCCATTAATAGATTGGTCTTCTATATTAATTACTTTTAAATTTAAATCTGTAGGGTAATTATAGGATAGTGTTGAAGCATTATCTGAAACATAGATGCAATAATTGTATTGGAAATTACTTTTACGAAAAGATTCAAAAAAACCATCTAATAATTCACCACCATTAGGTCTAATTTCTTTTGAACGATGGGATGTTATAGTTATTCCTACTTTCATTTTATATTATTTTTTAATCTATTGTTACCCATTTATCTTTATTTAATTTAAGATCTTCCCATTTATATAAAGGTCTATTAAAATCCGATTTTATATGAATAGATTTTCCTTTTCTAGCTTCCCATTTAAATCTATATTTTGGGGGCATATGAGGTTGAGAATAATGAGAACATTTATTTTCCCAATATTGGATACTAATTCCTTTTCCTACATGTTTTACAAATCCTTGATTTGAAGAACTACCATTAGCAATTATAGTTCTATCATTTTTTAAAGTTATATAAGATTTATTTTTAACTATAAATGCAAGGTTACGTACTTCTGGTCCAAAATATTTGCGTTTAGTCCAATGTTCATTTTTATCTTTTTCAGTAATATACATATCAAATAGTGAAAGATATATCAAATCATCAGTTAAATTATTTAAAGAAGAATTTAATTCTATAAATTCATCTACATCTAATAACATAAAATAATCATCAGGTGATATAGTTTTTCTTGCTATTTCTATTATTTGCTTACGTTGGGGGTTTTGGTTGTTATGGGAATCTATTCCATTAATTCTATTACCTTTAATAATATGTTTTACATCAGGATCATTTTCTAAAATATCAATAGTATTATCTGTAGAACCATCATCATAAAAAAAGAACCCGGCAGTTGCCATTTTTCTATAATAGTCTAAAAATTCTTGAAGTATTGATTCTTCATTATATACTCTACTTATTATTGCAATCCTCATAATATTTTAATAATTCTTTAGCTATCAATCTAGCATCATTATTTTTTTCCATAAGTAGTCTATTACTTTGGGCTTGTTCTACTGAAGCTTTTTGGATTTGCCCCCAGAATATATCTACATTAGTTACATTTATTTTCATTCTTCTACCGCTGCAATTATTTTCACGATATATATAAAAAGTTGTATCATCAACAAACCCATCCATCCACTCAGTTTTTCCACCTCTACCAGAATTATTTCCTGATACTATTACATTTTTTGCTAATGACATAGCTTCATATATTCCTCTTCCTCGAGCTACAACTAAATCACATTTATCTAATTCTTCTTTAATTTGAGTTGTGGGTGGATTACCTATTTGGATTACATTAAATCTATTTGAAAGCTCTTCAATAAAAGGAAATCTACGTCTTCTATCTAAAAAACCTATAGTTTTAATTTCTTTAACTGGGTTTGTAGTAGTGTATTTATCTAAATCAATGGGATTACGAATAATACCATCACACTTAAATCCCCTTTTAGTGATATTATTTTCAACTTCTTCACTTACACCTAAAAGAATATCTGCTCCTGAAACGGGTTGTTCCATCTGGGGTAGTATTCCGTGAAGTATTAAAATCTTAATTGGGGAGATATTTTTGAATTTATTAAAGGCTAAGTTACCATTAGCTATTAGCAAATCATATCTATTAATTAAAGGTTGATATTCTGAACGAAATGAGGGGTGTATTCTTCCATTTACCCCAGTAAAATGAACATTATGTCCTAATTCTCTTAAGAATTTTACCATTGTAATAGTCCAAGTTTGGGTTCCCCCAAAAAAGTTCTCCATTTCCCCATTTGCTATGAGTATATTCATAATTAAAATATTATTTATTCACTTACTGCTCTACCTTTATCTGCTTCCCAATCTTTTTCAGGTCGCACTACTAAATTTGTTGCCCATCCCCCTTCTATTGTATTAAGTGGTGTATCTAATTCTTTAGCTAATGTTATTAAAGCATTAACATCTTTAGGAAAACAAGTACCACCATATCCTAATCTACCATCTGGTCCTGGGACATGCAAATGACTATCACCTACTCTACCATCTGAAGCAAATCCATATAATGCATCTTCCCAATTTGCTCCTAATTTATCAGATAAAAGTTTAAATTCATTTAAAATACTAACTTTAGTAGCAAAGAAAGTATTATTCATATATTTAATTAATTCAGCTGTAGTTGAATCAGTTTTAATAATATGTTTATTCATAAAACGCTGTTCAAATAATTCAGCTGCTTTACTTGTTAAATTATTATCCCCACCTAATACAATTCTAGCTTGAGTTAACATATCTAATTTAGCTGTACGTTCAGTTAAAAATTCAGGGGAAAATAGAATTGATAATTTAGGATATTTATCTTGAAGTTCTTTAGTAGAACCGGGTAATATTGTAGATTTAATAATATAAATAGGACCTTCAACTGCTTCCTCAAATACTTTTTCTATAAAGGAAATGTCTTGGGATCCATCCTTTTTCATAGGTGTAGGAACACATACAAAAATAAAATCACATTCATCTAATTCTTCTTTTGTGTGGGATGCTTTGTTAGGATCTATATCATAAATTCTTAAGTCAGTTGTAGGTGAAAAAGCAAATGCTTGACTTTCCCCAACAAATCCGTTACCTATAACTCCAACTTTAAACTTTGTCATAATTTTATATTTTTTCCTAGCTTATTTAATTTATTTTTTCTTCTATTACACCCACAATCTTCTTTGCCTCGCAATTTAGCTATTTTAGTTGCTATTTTTTTACCTTGACCTAAGGTGATAATATGGATTACTTTTTCTACTAAATCTCCTAATTTCATGGTATTACTTTAATATAAGATAGGGCATCCATAAAATCACGTTCTTCAAAATGTTTTATTGTAGACATGTCTGCTCTATATTTAGCATTCTTGTATTTTTTTCTTTCTTTTTTAGGTACTTTAACATGTTTAACAGCCCCCCATTTCCAATTTTCAGGGTTTGAACCATCAGCAAATACCATTCCTTTTCCTTCTACATTATGAAATGAAGGCATCCATACTTTACCTGATTCTTCTTCACCTATTAGTGCTTTATAGATATCTGGGAGTAATTCTAATTGTTCATTCAAAAATTGACTATCAACTGTCATTACAGAATTAGATTGGAAACCACACCCATAACATAGTTCTATTTTAACATCTTTAGTTACTTCAGATACATAACATGCATCTGAACCACAACGTGTGCATTCTATTAAATTATCGTAAGCCATTATTTTAATTTAGGTAGATTTAATTTAGGTAATGTTAATTCTACTTGTTTAGGAAAATCTGGAATATTTGCTTCTAGGATACTTGCTATTAATTCTTCCATTTTATTATAACTAAACCTAGATTTACTAAAATTCTTTTGTTGTTTAGATTTAACTAAGCATTGTTTATATTTTTTATAAACATCTTTTAACGAACGACCCATTTCACCATCATTTGGTTTAAACCATTTTGATTCCTTAATTAACCAATCATTAGCTGCACTTGCATCTACGTTTTCTAGCTCACCACCAATTAATGTACTAAATGAGGGTTTTAAGAAATCAGTATGACCTGACCAATTAGAAGCAATAATAGGTTTACCTGTTAGACTGAATTCAAGTAATGGTCTGCCATATCCCTCTCCTTTAGTAAAACTAATCATAGATTTTACTTTAGGATGGTGGTATAATTCATTCATTTCTTGATCACTAAATTCCCCATTTAAAACATAAATGTTAGGTAAAGTAGTAGCATTAACTGTTTTACGAATGTTTTTAATTCGTTTTAATATTTCATCTCTACTAATATAAGAAGATACTCCTACAGATGCTTTTAGAATTAAAGCGGGTTTTGGTTTATTTGGGCCTTTAAATGTTTCATAAAATGCTTTAATCATTTTACCTACATTTTTTCTATCATGACCAAATGAACCTTGTATCCAATGCCCTACAAACAAATAACAAAATGATTCTTTAATTTCACTTAAGTCAATTGTTTTAATATCTTTAGGTGAAATGTGTTTATAGATATCTAAATTTGCTCCTTCAAAAACAACTTCAATAGGTTTTTCTAATTTTAATTCACCTTCTTTTTGTTTTGTTTGTTTATTTTGCTTTTCAAACGTAGTTACCTCAAAAGTTTGTTTTGCAAAATTAGATGAAACCCAATTCATATCCATTCTATTTAAACCCTCAATCCATTCTGGTTTGCATAGATTAGATTCAATACCTGCGGTACATCCTATATTATAATTTCCTACTGCTTGAAATTCGTTTGGAATGGTAATTTGCATCCAAATATCAGGTTTAGCTGTAAGTTTATTTTCAGGGAGTCTGTGGTTGTTTAAATACTCCCATTCAGGGTGATCTTTACAAAAACCCCAAGTTGTTGAACCCCAACGTTGAGCCATTAATTTTACATCGTATTTACCGGTACTAATTATCGCTTTAACTACATCTCTAGCACGCGCACCATAACCGGAGTAGGTGTCAAAAGGGCAACTTATTACAAAAACTGGTTTATTCATTAGTATATAATTTCATGTTTTAAATGTCTTCCATTCCATTCAGTAGCGTTTACTATTTCATATTTTTCTCTTGGTATCCAAGTTTCAAATAATTCAGTAAATGCTTCCATTACTCTATTAGCTTGATGTTTAGAGGTAAATCCAGCTTCATCACTTAAAGCCCATTCTCTACCTTTTAAACCAGCTGCTTTACGTTGTTCTCGAGTCATTTTATATAATTCTATAATCTGATCTCTAGCATCTTCCCATTTACATCTATCATCAAAAATATAAGGTGTCATAGGTGAACCTTGAATTGATCTAGAGGAGGGGAATACTGGAAACGCCCATTCACCATGGTTATTAAATGTTTGTCTGTGGTTTGATGGGATTTCAGGGGTGGGTTTGAACCAATTTCCATCTTTATCTTCAAATCTCATTTGATCTTGCATACCACCAGTTACATTAGCAATAATAGGAGTACCTGCTAATATTGCTTCAGTAATAGTTAATCCCCAACCTTCATTGGAAGTTAATAATATTTGGGCATCAGCTAAGTTATAAAGGTGATTTAGTTGGGGTTGAGATAATTTAGAAGTAGAGAATATAATATTATCAGGATATTTTTCATCAAATAAATATTCTTTTACAGCTGATAAATCAGTCCCTGCATCATTTCTAACCTCGGTATGAAGTAAAAATTTACATTGTAAAGCTTCTTCATATGGGAGTTGATCCAAAAATGATCTAAACGCTAACATGGCATCTGGGATTTGTTTACGTCTAATATTTCTAGAATTAAAGAATAAAAGAAATTTAGGAGTAAAATCACCAAATATTGTTTTCTTTGTTTTTAACATTTCAGTATCATCCTCAGGTAATGGTTTGTAAATATCAGGGTTCAAACCATGGGGAACATACTTAAATAATCTGCTTTTAGCTTTATCACCTAATACAATTTGGTTTATATTAACCGTTTGTTTTGAAATTCCCATTAATAAATCACATGCTTCATAAAACGCATGATTGTACATAGGTGCAGGATAGTCATCCCAAATGTTTAGATAAGTAATAGGGATATTTTTACGAATTTCTTGTTCAGCATTAAACACATGAGAAAAATACCTTGGGTCTGTAATTAACATTATAGCATCCGGTTTTTCCCTGCTTATAACTGTACGAATCAATTCAATATTACCATATCCATCAGTTGGATACATCATTACATAAGCATCATCAACATCCATTTGTTTACCGGTATCTGCGCTAATATCTAATGCTTTACCTTTATCTGGATGTTTAATTGCTCCTGCAATTTGACACCAATTAAAATGATGACAAGTGTGTACTACTATTTCACGAGCAACTGTAGCTACTCCTGAGTGTACTCTAATGTCATCACAAATTAAGAGGATTTTTTTCCTATCTTCTTTAGGAACATGTTCAAAACTATTTTTCATTAATTTTTGGATTTATAATTCGAGAGTGTTTTGATTAGAAATTTGTTTACGAAAATCTTCATCTGTAAGATACAAATAAATAGCTCGATCGGCAAGCTTTTGGAATGAAAATTTACGTTTTACACATTCAATCTTAAAGTTCTCAAATAAATCGCTTTTAACTTTTACACTTGTAAGTGTCATGTCTTTTGTTGGCATAATCTTTATTATTAAAACGTTTTTATTTTATAGTTATACGTATATAGAAATATCTAAAATTTTAATCCTTCTCCACATAAATTTTGATCTTCTTTAAAGGGGCAAAAAGTACAATTCCACTTTGAAGGTGATTTAGGATATTCAATTTCTTTTATTTCACCACTTGATACAAAGCATTCTTTTATAAAATTATCTATAGCTTTTTTAGCTCTGCTTAATTTTATTTTTCCACTAGGTGGACTGAATGTTTGTACCCTATATGCCTGGTGAGGGGACATAATATTTTCATCATCAAACGATAATACTTTTCTTTTTACAATAAAAAATTCAATTTCAATATCTTTTAATGGGATACCATATTGCTCACTAAAAAATTGTTTATATAATAATAGCTGGTATTGTTTATCTTCATTTTTTTTATCTCGTTCTTTCCAACCACGAGTACTAGTTTTAATATCTATAATTTTAAATGTATTATACTTTTCATTATATAATACAACATCAAGGAAACCAGTATATTTTATATTGTTATACATTTTATTTGGGGAAATAACTAAAGGTACTTCGCAACCAACTAAATGCCATCCTCTTCTAGAAAAATATTTAGCACGTTTTTTCTTAAACCAGTTTAAAATACCAATTCCATCTTCATAAAATTCTCTCATTTCTTCAGCAGATGAAAAATGTTGGTTTTTGTTTCGTTTATATTGGGATTGATATTCTTCAATAAATTTTTCATTGAATAATTCTTCTAGATCAATTCTATCAGCACCCGCCGCACTTGTATCAAACATTACATCTAAATAATGTTGTAATACTTCATGTATAGCAGTTCCAAATACAGTGTGGATTGATGAAGTGAATGCCTTTATTTTGTCTTTATATTGTAGCTTCCAACGATATGGACAACCACGAAATATAGACATTTGTGAATATGAGACATTCTTTTGAAATGCAAAATTAATCTCTTGGGGTGGATTCGAACGAATTTCCCTTACTATTTTAGGTATTTTTCTAGCCAAAATTTATTTTTTCCATTTATCACGTCCTACTAATAAACCAATTATCCCATAATTAGCTATATCAATAAACGTGTCCTCCATTCCTTCGCCTTTAACAAAGTTTTTACCATTAATAAGTAAATTTTTTAATCTACTAATTTTATCAGTTAATCTAATAGCTAAACCTGTAAGTGAAAACTTTTTATCATCACTATTAGTCAAATCTCCTCCTAAAGCGATATTATTTAGACCATAATCAAGATGTTTACGAGCAAACATTTCATACATTTCATTTTGTATTTCCCTAAATTCTTGAGATAATTCAGGATAATCTTTTTCAAATTTTCTAACTGCTGCTGCATCTGGATTTTTTGCATCCATAATCTCTCTATCACTCATACCTTTTAATTTAGCTTCTTCTTCTAATTCAAATGCTTTTGATATTATATCACCCATAGACTTCTTGTTTTGGTGGTGTAAAATATTTATTTAAAGTATCAATTTTATCATCTGCATCTACTAAAGCAGATAATGCTTCTTCAGCATTATTATAAAAATCTCCAGTTGAATGGTCTCCAATTCCAGCTGGGTGTTCACTTAATAAATTTAAAGTAAGTATTGCTTTACTTCTTTCAGCAACCGCTTGTGACATTAACATATCAAATAATTCCTCTTTCATATAATTGTTTTATTTTAATTATCATTTGTTGTCTTACATCTATTCTTTTTTCACCATGAAAAAACAACAAATTATCTTTTTTAGCAGGTAACTTTAACCAAGGTCTTATTTCTCTAGCCGTACCTGTAAATTTTAAATCATTATAAATTTCATTTATAGTCTGTAATGTACCATTAACATATACAATAGGCAAGCCATTATAAAATTCTTTTTCCCAAAGTAAAGGATTTAACACTGTTTCTTCATGAAAGGGGGCATAGTAAGCTGTATTTTTTAATATAGTGGGATACTTACACATCCAATACCATTCTTCTAGAAAGTCTATATTATTTTTTCCTGCTATAAAATAACCAGTTTGTCTATACCTACGATCTAATCTTTTATATTGGTTTAACCTAAATAATTCACTAATAGGGTGTTCAAGGGTAGTACTTAAATCATCTCTATCCATAGCTCCCCCTCGTCCATTATAATGAAGGTAATCATAAATTCCTTCTCCAAAATAGGGATAGGATTCATTGGGGTTAAAATAGTTAAAAATATTTTCTACATAAGGAGTAGCAATTGAATCACTATCAATATATGCTACTATGTCTGAAAAGTTTTCTAAAGCATGTTTAGTAATTAATGATTTTTGGATTAGGATATTATAAATTTCGCTACTGCTTCTATTTATATAAAAGTTATTGCTATCTTCTATGTAATTATTATCTTGAGATTCTAATGGTATACCCCATTTAATTGTAGTAACTCCGCTTATATTACATTTTTTATTACTATTAATTAAATATAAGTAAATAGGTAAATCACTGTATTCTCTAATGGATTCAATACATGTAGATACTATATCAAAATATTTTTCATTAGCATGAAGAATAAAGGATTTATCCACGTTTTAATAACTTTTTAGCCTCTTTATTATCTATTCCTAGTTGGGACAATATATGAATTATCTCTGATTTATCCAAGATATTTAAGTAATCTAGAACCTCTCTAGATGATAATTTAAAATAATTTTTTAGGTATTCTATTAATTCTTTATTACGAGGTTTTTTAGTAGATTTAACATATTTACTCCACTTATTATTTTTAGGAATATATTCTTTGTAAATTGAATATATTTGTTTTTTATCAGTAGGTGGGAGTTTTTGTACTTCATTTACTAAAGGTAAATAATCGGGGTTCATACTAAGTACTCTATGTACTACATAAGAATTCCATTGATCCCAATCAGCATCTGAAAAGGAATCAATGGGGGATTTCTTAGTATTAATTTCTTTTACCCAATCAAATACATTCCTCATATTAGATAAGCTCGTCTTCTAACTCTTCTCTTAGCTCTTTAGGTACAGAATCAGTTAAAATTTTACCAGTGTTTGCTTCATAGAATACAGGGATAGGCATCATAGCATCTTCATTAGTACCAGTTACAAACTTAGATACTTTACGTAAAATTACTCCTTGTTGAAATACACTTGTACCTTCACTTGTTTTAACAGCTTGAGTGTTTTTTAAATCGATTTGGGGTTGTTGAACTTGTTGTTCCATTATTTATTATTTATTAAGTTTTGAATTAAAGACATTAAGTTTATCTCTTTGTCTATACGAAAATTGGATTTATATAAATGATCATTGATTAAAATAGCAACTGTGCCTTCTTTACCAGGCATATATTCTGAGGCATTATCATATAGGAATCGAAATAATTCTTCAAAATCACTTACTCCTGAATCTGCTATTATTTGTCTAATATTTTTAAAATTACCTTGTTTTAACTCTTCAAGCACCGAGTTCATATAACCAGATGAAACAAGCAAACTATTATCAAGTTGTAAATGGCCATCCACAGTACTTGACTGAATAGTATTTAACATCTTTCTGATGTCTGGGTAATACTTGTTTACTAGTTCTCCTAAAGCTGGAACTTCATAACCTATGTTTTCTTTACCACATATTCCGGCTATATGAACTGCTACTTCCTTCTTGGTTGGGGGCAAAACCTTGAATGTTTGGCAACGTGATTGAATTGGGTCGATAATTCTCTCCACAAAGTTACACGTTAAAACAAATCTAGTGGTTCTAGAGAATGTTTCAATCACATTACGCAAAGAAGCTTGGGCTTGAATTGTTAAAAAATCTGCTTCATCTAATATTACTACCTTTAATGGTTTAATACTAGCAACAGATGAAAATCCTACTACTTTATCTCTGATAGTTTCAATTCCTCGTTCATCACTCGCATTTATATAAAGTGATTCACAATCGAGGTTATTAATAATAATTTTAGCTAAAGTTGTTTTACCACATCCCGCGGGTCCATAGAATAAATAATTTTGAATATCATTTTGTTCTAATTGTTTCCCTATAGATGCTTTTAGGGTTGCATTGCCTACATAATTTTCTAAATCATTAGGCCGATAAATTTCATTTAATAATGTATGTTGCTTCATATGCCCCAATATACAACTTTTATTTTAGTACTCCCCGTAGATTGAATATCTTTTTTCTGGTTCTGGTTCTATTACTTCTTCAGTAGTTGATACAGCATATAATTCACTTTTTAAAGGAGCTAATCTATATTCACCTTTAAATCCAGTTGCCATCATGTATGCTTCTAAAGTATCAGTTAAAGAAGAATGTATTTTACCATCTGGTTCATTAGCCACTAAACGCCACTTATCACCAGGCGGAACTCGCCTGGCAATAAGAACGTTATCCTCAATAACATTGATTTCAGGATTATTTGCTTTCATTTACTGAAGCTTTTCTGTAATCTGTCACCAATTTCTTGATACTACCAATGGCTTTACGAGCACGTTGTGCTCCTGCTTTGGTTGTTGTGTTGTGCTCTGTTACAAATGTTTCATACAGTTCACCAATTTGCTCGAAAATCTCTTGCTTTGTCATAATTAATTAAATTTAAATTTACATCATACCCATCATTGGGTCTAATTGTGGTTGTTGTTTATTTTCTTCAAGTTCATCTACTACGGTACATTCTGTAAGTAACACTGTACCTGCAACTGATGCTGCATTTTGGAGTGCTGTTCTAGCTACTTTAGTAGGATCAATAATACCTGCTTTTTTCATATCAACTACTTCTTCAGTTTTAATATTAAATCCTGCCCAAGTATCGTTACCAGAATTAACTAAATTATCAGCTAAAATTTGTCCTTTTACTTCATCATATCCAGCGTTAACTAAAATTTGGTTAAAAGGTTTGGCACATGCTTCTATTACAACAGCCGCTCCTGTTGTTTTAGCTTCTAACCCAGATGATGCATATAATAATGCTGTACCACCTCCTGGTACTATACCTTCTTCAATAGCAGCTTTAGTTGCATGTAAGGCATCATCAACTCTATCTTTTTTCTCTTTCATCTCAGTTTCAGTGTTTCCACCTACATGAATAATAGCTACTCCTCCGACAAATTTCGCCAGCCTTTCTTGGAGTTTTTCGATTTCGAACGGCGTTGTTGCCTTGTCGATTTGTTGTTGTAATTCTTCAATACGTGCTTCAATTGATTCAATTGATCCTTTTCCATCTACAATAGTTGTTTGCTCTTTAGACACTGTTACATTTCGTGCTTCACCAAACCAATCCCAACTAAATTTATCAAGTTTCATTCCTTTTTCTTTACTGAATACTTGACCACCTGTTGTGATTGCAATGTCTTCTAAAATTAATTTGCGTCTATCACCAAAATCAGGAGATTTAACAGCACACACTTTCATTGTACCTCTCATTTTATTAACAATAAGAGTAGCTAATGCTTCATTATCAATATCTTCAGCAATAATTAATAAAGATTTTGCTTGTGATGATACTGCTTCTAAAATAGGTAATAAATCTTTTACTTGGGTTAATTTTTGGTCTATAATTAAGACCATTGGGTTTTCTAAAATAGAAGACATTGAATTATTATCAGTTACAAAATATGGGGATTTGTAACCACGATCAAATTGCATACCTTCTACTGTTTCAAGATATGTTTCTCCCGTTCTAGATTCTTCAATATGTACTACACCCTCCATCCCCACTTTATCAATAGCGGTAGCAATTAATTTACCAGTATCTGGATCGTTATTTGCAGAAATTGTAGCAATTTGTTCTAATTGTTCTTCACCTGAGATGTCTTCAGATATATTATTTTTAAGATTTTTAACTACTTCTTTAACAGTAGCATCAATATCTCTTTTAATTTGAACTGCGTTTTCATTATTATTTAAAGCTGTTAATCCACCTTTAATCATTTCTCTAGCTAATACTGTAGAAGTGGTTGTACCATCTCCTGCTTTATTTGCTGTTTGGATTGCAGCTTGTTTTACTAATTGAACCCCTAATTCTTGGGTTGGGTCTTTTAAAGTAATTGATTTGGCAACTGTAACTCCATCTTTGGTTGATTGTGGGATATCTCCACTGGAGATAACAACATTTCTTCCGTTTGGTCCTAATGTTGATACAACAGCATCAGCTAATATATCAATTCCTTTTACTAGTTCTTCTCTGGCAGAACTTCCTAATTTAATTTCTTTACTCATCTTTTATTTTTGCTAAAACTTGATTTTCTGGTCCAACATAATATTCTTCTCCATTATATGGTAATTTAGTAAAACCCATTGTAGGTAATACAACTTTATCTCCTGGTTGAAGATTAGTAGGGAGTAATTCACCTGAAATGGTGTACTTACCAGGGCCTACTGTTATAACTTCTCCCAGTTGATTTGTTTCTTTTCCTATATCAGGGACAATAATATTCCCATAAGTGGTTTCTTCTTCCTCTATTGGTTTTACAATAACTGCGTCAAATAGTGCTTCTAAGGCCATCAGTATAACTTTTTATTTGGTTACTAATTAAATTATAATCTTTGAGATATTCTTGCAATGAATCATATTCAGATTTCATAGATAACTTTAAAGTAGATATTTTTTCTATACATTCATGAAACTTTGAAAAATAATATAAAGATTTTTCATATTTTTTTCCTTTACCCTGTGTTCTAAAATGGTTAGAATTAGGAACTAAATTTTGTTTTACAGTAAAACCATATTCATCTTTAGTAATAAAATAAGGTTCTAATGCAGGGTCGGAGATTGTTTGTACTTGTTTAAATTTTTTCATAACGGCAATATACGAAAAACAATGTGCTAGGACACATATTTTAATAAAACTTATTAACTAATTTTTAGAGTTTTTAACTCTGATCCCTTGGCAAAAGGTATTTCTATTTTAAGTAATCCGTCTTTAAATTCAGCATCAGCTTTACTTAATTCAAATTTACTATCTATCTTCCAACCTAAGTTGAATGATCTTTTAGCAATACCTTTATGAATATAATCACAATTGTTTACTTCACAACATGAAGCATCTTTGTTTTTATCGTAATTAATCCTTAAGGTATTGTCTTGTGTTTGGATTTCAAGATCCTCTTTTGAAATACCTGTACAAGCGACTTCAAAGAAAAGTCCTTTTTCATTTGTGTAAATATCTACAGGGTGAGGAATTTTGGTATCTGCAAGCGGAGAAAAAGTGCTTGCATCTTGGAAAAAATTTCTAACTAAAATGTCGAACGGTGTACGTTCATAAAATAATGTACTCATATCATTTAAAATTTATGCGGCCTAAGCTCGCGGTTTAACAAAAACATAACAAATGTGCCCTAGACTACAATGTTATTTTATTATAAATATACTATTACTCATTTCTCAGTAAAAAATATTCTGTTTCTATTTCCTCTGAATAAAAATTAAGTTGAATCATCCCATCTGCTGATATTTTAATGGTACCTCTTTCCATGTCTTTGTTATTGGAAAACATATCCTTTAAGATATCAGAATTAAATGGTAATTCTAAATCAGTTACATTAATATCACCTTGTAATGCATAAGTTACTTTATTTGAAAAATCATCTATATCACCAAAAGTAAATTCACAAATAGGAGTACCATCTAGATCAGTAGTAGTTTTAATTAATAAATTACTTTGATCAGATAGTGCAGTTTTAGCTTTAATTAAAGCGTCAATATTTTCTTTTTCTAGATCCAATTTAACATCAGGTTCCTCTATACCTTGAAAATAATTTGCTTTAGGAATTACAAATAAATCAGCTAATGAATAATTTAAATCAAAATTAGAATCAGCAATGTGTAATTTGGTATAAATTTTATGGGTTTTTTCTGCTGAAATTAATAACTCACCATTACAAATAGATAATAATTTGGCTAGTTTGTGGGTATCAAATATACCTAATTCACAATCTTCAAATTTAAAATCTTTAAGATGCACCTTAGCAGCTCTACCCTGTTCACCAGCATAGATAGTTAAAGTATTGTCTTTAATTCGCCATTTAACTTGAGAAAATAATCCGTTTAAATAATATTTAGAAATTACGGATTGTAAAGTGTTTTTATTAACCATGTATAACTTTTATTAGCGTAATATAAGAATTCTGTTTATAGAATCCAAATTGTTTTATAAATTAAGTAGGTGGTGAATTTTTATATGGATGTCCAGAGGGTAGGTTGCCCTGTAATCCCCATTTCCAAGCTAAATATCCTTCTGCTATTCGACTATATCTCCAAACATCTTGAAAAGCACTAGGATCACCATTAAATAATAATAGTTCCCCAAAACGTCCTGCTAGTTTTTTATTACCACCTCTGTTAGCCATTATATATAATTTTTGACTAGTTGATAAGCTACTAAGGTAAGTCATCATTTGGGTAGAGGAATAGTTAAAACCATCACCATTTAAAAAATGTCTTATACGTCTCCATCCCATCTCGTTGGAAAATGTCACAGTGTATATAATCCAATTATTCTCTCTATTTACAGTACTAATGGGTCCTAATACCCCACTACTCCCTACTCCATTTCCTAAATCTACTTCTCCCCAAAATTGGGTTGAAGCATTAGAAGAAACAGCATAACCTCGAGTAGAATTTAAACTCCATAAAGAATCTTTAGAAGCATTAACGGTCATAGGTCTAAATACTCCTACACCAAAGTGGTAACCACCACTATCAACTAAAGAGTCTGTGTAACTATTTTGAAAAGCAGTACTACCCCCAAAATATAAACAATCTAAACCATTTTGCTGAACTCCTGTTACTGGGCTACTATTACCTATTACACCTAAATCATCACCATAATTACCTTGTGAGCTAATTCCAGTTACTGTTGATCCGTTTTTTATATAACTGGTAGTATCACTAGCATCATACCAACCTGCTAAGTTAGGAATACTAGTAGGAGAAAAAGCTGGAGGTACTGGAGCAGATGTTTCCCCCCAATAAGCTGTAGGCATATATAAACCCATATTATGAGAAGTTTTTTAAACCAGTTGCATACCAATTACTACCATCCCATGTTACAAATGTAAATACATCTACATCATTTGTACCTGTTGAAACCGCACTATCAAATCCATCTGGGAAGTTAATGCTACTATTCCAAGAAACAGTACCGGGAGAGGTTGATGCTTGAGTGATTTTTACATTAATAGTTTGACC